ATGTCCATCAAAGACATCGCCGAACACGTCGGCCTGACCGTCAACGCCGTCAAGGCACACCATCTGCGCGGGAACCTCCCTGAGCCCGCAGTGCAGATCGGTCTAGCCCAAAGCGTCGGATTCGGGTGGTCAGTTGAAGCGATCGACGCCTGGGATGCAGTGCGACCCCGACGCTCCTGAAATGACAAAAGACGCCCCACCCTCGTGATGAGGATGGGGCGTCAGTCGTTTACTGCTCCGCAGATTCCGCGGGCGTTTCCGGTTACTTCATGATGATCAGCTCTGCGTCCGGTGCATCTTTCCATCGGTACGCCCAGCGTCCGTCAGCGAGTTTCACGGTGCCGGGTTGGCCGGTGTCGGGGTCAGGTTCGAAAGCCATACCCTGATTGTCTCAGCCCGGTCAGGTGATGCGGACGTAGGTGTTCACACCGGATTGGATCGGGAAGGAGTTCGAGAAGTTCACGAACCAGCATTCGATCGTTGCGACCTGGCCGGCGGTGACTGCCATCGGATCGGATGCGATTGGAACATTCGTCGTCGCGTATCCGGTCAGGGGGTAGTCCGTGATGGTTTTCACGACTACGCCATCGACCTTCAGTCGGACACTCACCTGGTACGCGCCTGTCGAATTGGCGATACTCAACTGCCCTGACATGACAGCGTTCGCCTTCGCGCCACGAGCTTGAACCCCATTGCCCGACACTGTCGACCCGGAATCCGCCGTCCATGCGGGCACGACAAGCCACGCCCCATTGGCTGTCGGAACCCAGTTGCCGTTCTTCGTCATCCCAGACGGAGTGAAGTTGATCGCCTGAACGACAGGGTTCTTCGCGGCCATCGTGACAGCGATAGACGGAACCGCCACAGTCGACGACGCAGTGACCACAGGCGCCTTCGCAGACATCCCCATCGTGGCCACCAAAACGCTCACCGACGACGATGCAGTAACCACTGGAGCCTTCGCCGCGACCATCATCTCGGCTACACCCACAGCGACCACAGCTGAACCTGTCGCAGTAACCACAGGCGCCGGAGTCGACATCGTCACAGCAACGACCGGGATCGCCGCGTCGAAGTGAGCCGCAACAGTAGGCGCAGGCGCGGACATCGTCACAGCAGCCGCAGGCACCGCGACAGTCGCATCCGCGCCGACCGCACCAACCGCAGGCAATGCCTGCATCGCGATCGTCACAACCTCCACCGACACATTCGCATCAGCATGAACAACCGGTGCAGGAACAACCAACGTCATCGCCGCAGCCGGAATCGCTACCAACGCCGTCGCCGTGACACTCGGCGCACGAGCAGACATCGCCATCGCAGCGACACCAACCGCCACCGAAGACGACGCCGACACATCAGGTGCCGGCGCCGACATCACAACACCAATCCGAGGAACCGACACAAATGCCGACTTCGAACCGTCCCACACCAACCTGTCACCCAGATAAGCGCGGATCACAGGCTTCCCATCGAGGTACATCCCCGTGACAGCACGACCTCTGTTGTACAAGCCCATGGCAGGCGCCCCTATGCAGTGGTGGAAGTGATGATTCCCGCGGCGTCCCAGGTGATGGTGAACTTGCCAGCCGTGGTCGATACGTCGCCGCCGAGGTCGGCGTACGCGATCAGTGGGCGGGTCGCGTCCGTTCCAGGTGTCGCGTCGTAGATCACTGCATACCGGGCGGTGATCGTCGAAGTGGACCATTCCAGGTCAGGGCCATCGAGCACCAGGGTGTTTGTGCCCGCGGTGTAGTTCACGGTCGGGGTGGTCAACGTGAGCCCACCTGCCGTGTACCCGGTGCCCGTCACCTCGTTAGTGACAGACGACTTGTACTGGTGCACATCCTGATCCGGCGTGTACGCGTTTGTGCACAACATCACCTTGATCGTGTGCGAGGTCCAGTTGATTTCACCGTTGAATGCGGACTTCATTGCTTGTCCGTACAGCTTGGCGGTTGCGGCCATGAGGGGTCTCCTAGGACTCGAATGTCAGGTAGAGGGTGGCGGGGTCTTTTTCGGGGATCGCCGCGTATTCGGCGATGGTGAGGTCTTCGGCGCGCTGAATGCTGCCGCCGTTGCGGATGAACCCCAACGCGCCCGGTTCTGGGGGTGGGGCGCCGGCGTCGATGAGCGGCCACAAACGGAAAGTCCCCGACTCGGCGGGGACTTCAATGGGGTAAATCTCGTGTGTTGGGTTGTATCTCGACCAGCGGATCCCCACCCAGTACGGGCCAGGATCCAACGTCGGGGTTGTAAACAATCCAGTCGACGCATTCACAGGGACCGTGGTGCGTGCGGGTCCGAGGATCGCATCATGCGCCACCGAATCTCGGATGTCGCGGACAGTGAACACAATCTCCGCACCAACACCCAACTTCGCACCATCAGTCAACCGATCAGAAAGAACAGGCATCGCTTCTCCTCATCATCCGACCGCCGGGGGCGTACCAGGATCGACAGTGCCCGGGTTCTCCACCTCGGACGAATGCTTCAACACACTCAAACCGGACCACTGCGAACCGCCGTAAAACCAGCGCCAGCGACCCGAAAACAAATCCACCCGAACCGTGTAACCAGCCCCCGGAGTCGTGAAGAACACGTTGCCCATCAACGTCACTTCGCCATCTCCACCATTGTTAGAGATAGCAACCATGTCCATCGAACGCCGGTAATACTCCGTACCATCCGGGGCCTTCACAACGATGTCCATGTACACCTTCGCGGAACCAGTGAAACCCGTACTACGGGAACGGGTCTGCGCGAGAACCTGCCACAAACCCTTCGAGTCCAGGCGTTGAACTTTCTTGTTCGCCAACGCCGGATCCGACACCAACGTCACACCGACACTCGGGCCGACCTGCCGATCAAACGACATCGTCCGCATCCCCGGATCATCCTGATCAATCGTGATGAACAAATTCTGGGACGCAACCCACGAGCCGTAGCCGATGATGCCTTCAAGCACCTGTGCGCGGTCCTGCAAGTCCACGATCTTCGCGGCGTCAGCCATCGACTTATCGCTGATCGACTTCAACGGTCCAGGACCGAAACCGCCACCACCGAGGAACGCGTTCGCAAGGTCACCGAGCATCTGACCGATATTCGCGAACCCCGCAAAAATCTGGCTGAACCAGTTGTTTTTGAACGTCGACCAAATGTCTTGATCCCGAGGCTTACCGGGAGGCAACTTCTCCATCAGCAATCACCCCGCTCAGATCGACATCGGCGCTCACGCCTCTGTATACGCACCAACACAACCGTCAACACCAACGCCGAAACCGCGCAACCCGCGTACAAAACAATGCGGATCACATCCCGCCCCGGATACAACGAATTCGACATCGCCGACGCAGCCACCTGAATCAACACCAGGCACGTCAACACCTTCTCGGGCAACAACACTCGACCAACCTCGTTCGACCACCACTTCGACCGAAACGCATAGATCAGAGTGAACGTGCACCACACCAACGTGAGGAACACCAACAGCCAGTTACCGACTTCTCGGAGCATCATCGCCCTTCCATACTCAGCCGGAACAACTCACCAAAGTGGTTGCGCACCATCTGATCCTGAACACGCTGCCCCCGACGCTCATGGTCCGGGCGCGCACGACGAGACGCCGCCAACCGCTTATCCACTTCCTCGTCCAGCAACCGTGCCTCGGTGACCGTTTCGTTCTCGGCGCACTTACGCCGACGCCACCTCACGACGCCCCCTGAGCTGACTCTTTCCGCCACTCCTCCAGCAGCCGCGCCGACAACTCGGACGTGGCCGATAATTTCGCGATGGTCTTGGCGTCCTCACCGTTCAGCGTCAACGCCTTGTCCAACGCCGACCGGAGATACGTGTTCGCCTCGCGCTCAGCATCCAACTGCTCACGATGCTGAGCGCCAGGGACGAGGACACCTCTCGCGATCATGAGGAAGACACCGACGACGAACCCGACGACGACACCACCCTCAATGGGGAGCGCGGAAAAGAACTCCCCCATCACCCTTGCTTGCGGTGTCGGCCGACGTACTCGTCGAGTTCCGAAGCCTGCTGCGCGGTGATCGCATTCGGGACCAGCCACGCCGACACCGCGAACACACCCTGAATGCTGATCGCCAACACAACCTGCGCAGTACCCGAGATCGGCAACCCGACCAGCAGCACCAGCACGTTCGCGAGCAAACCAACAACATTCGCGATCGTCTTGCGGTTCTGCTTCACGAACGGAATGTTCTGCACATACGACTTCGCGAAACCGTCCAAACCAGAATCAGCAGTCATTACTTGCCCTCCAGTTTGTCGAGACGCTTCCCGATGTCGGCGATCGCGTCGACCATTGTCTTGCCGCCCAGCTGGGGCCAGCCACCGAACTGCCCGCGATCGCGCTGCTTCATTCCACACAGCTGCTCGCGGATGTCCTTCACATCGGACACAACAGCATCCATGTACGTCTTGAAAGCTGCAAAATCCATGTCACCCTCCTCGGGCTTCGTTGGGGTAGTAGGTGTTCCGTAAATCCCGAGATGGCCGGCGCGGAGCTTCGCAGCGAACGCCTCATTGCGTGCATCGCCCTCACGGAACGCCATCTGGTAATGCATCTCATCGGCGCGGGACCAGTCGGCACCCCAGAAGACGGTGCCTTCGAACAGGCGAAGTCCCTCGCGGATCTTCGCGATCCGAGCGGCGGGCATCACACGCTGACCCCACGGATACTTCGGGGCATTCACGTCGACCGCGGTCCCGGACAGATGGTTCGAGTTCGCCACGTCGTTGGTGTTCGACCAACCCCACACTGGGGAGCCGATCTCTTCGACGTTGCGGTCGTACCAGAACAGCCATGCGCCGAGGATTGTCAGCGTCGCGCCCTTGCGGAGCGGTGCCGTGTCGACGAGGAATAGGTCTTTGATGCGGGGGATGTCGCACTCGTCGCGGTTGCACATGCGCCAACCGTTCTCGGAGTGGGTGTTCCCGTACGCGGTACGGAATGTCATATTTTCTCCTAAGAAACGCTGTTTGCGATTGCGCGGATACTGCCGAAAATGGTGCGCACGCGGGCCATTGCGCGCTCCCACCCCTGCTTGACCGTCGCCGCGTCACCAAAGGTCGTGACCGTTCGCATCCGACCGTCCTGCTGCTCGGTGATCTTCACGTTCGACACATGCTTCTCGATCACCACACCGTCATCCCAGACAGTCATAATGTCGCCGCACCGGTAGCGGCGCTCGAACGAAACCTCGACACCATCGATAACTTCGGTGTCGGCGCCGAACGTGTATCCACGCCCATCCGCGCCACCTGAAATGACCGTGAGTTCGATTGCCTCAGAACCGGAATGCAACTTCAAAGTCGCCTTGCCGTTCTCCCACGAGTCAAGCGACCATGCTGCCGTGTTGTCGCCGAACGCCTCGCCCCTACCCAGTGGCCCAAGTTCCGCTTCCAACTCGGGATCCCAGAACTGTTGGAACGCGAAGAAGATGTCATCGAACAGGTCGCCGATGATGTTGCCCAAACCCAGCCCTGGAAGGATCGCGTTCAAGATCAACTGCAACGCGAAGTTCGCGCTCCACTCGATCACTTGGTTCATGATCTCGGGGGCCTTGCCACCGATCGCTACCCGAGCTGCTTCAGCGGTCTTCTCTGATCGCCGGATATATGCGACCTGATCACTGTCTGTGCGCCACTGGTATTGGCGGCGGTCCCGCTTAGCGTGCGTGTTGAACACGAAGCCGGGGTTCTGCAACTTCCCCCACTCGGACGGATTCGTCAGACCAAGGATGTTTCCAGGGTTGGTGAAGTTCAAAAAGTTGTCCGACGTGTAGTCGAAGACGGACTGCAACTGTGCGATCGTGTGCGTGTTGAACACATGCGGTGATGGCTTCCCATCGACCGGCGTCCACAAGTCCATCGACAAACCGATCTCATACGTTTCGACGGTCTGCCTGAACAGTTCATCCAACTGCGTGAACCTCGCGGAGAGGACCACCATTTCGTCTGGCGACTCGTGAACGATGTTCAGCAGGTCATCCAACGTGTCAATATCGTCCAGGTCCGGCAGTTCCGGTGTCGTTTTGCGGATCGGTAGGGCCGCCACCACAGGCGAATTCAGACGTGTCATCACCTTCGACACATACTTCTTGAGCACCTGATCCGGTGGACCCCAGTCAATGTCCTGTTTGCCGGTGAGGTTCAGCTGAAACCCGGGAGGGGTCACATTGTTCACCCACGCCAATGCCCGAATCAGCTTGTACAGATTCGACATGCAGATCAGCTTGATCGTCAGCCTGCCAGGCGGGCCTTCAACCTGCGCCTCAAAAACGCGCCCCTCCCACGGAATGCCGTTGTAGGAGGTGCGAATGTGGATGACCTTGCGTCGAGGATGCGACAAATACGATGCCATCGGATGATCCCCACGAATGAGAATTTCCGCATAGGTGGGTACCGACCAATCCCACTCAAACGAAGTACCTGCCATGTACGAACCGAGTGGCCGCCACGACATGGCATCCGGGGATCCGACCTCGATCCGGAAACCCTGTACGTCGGTGGTGTTGGGGCGGGCGTATCCGGGGAGGCTGACTGTCATTTAGAAGCCCTCCCAGAACAGTTGAGGCAACGTCACCTTCACGCTTGTGGCGCTGGTGGTGCCGGTGCCTTGAATGGTTATCGGGACTGACTGGACGCCCTTCGGGATCTGCTTGTACCAAGCGCGACCGATCCACGATCGATCTGTGCCGGCGCCATCCTTGATGGAAAACCAGTCCGGATCGGTTTCGATGGTCCACACATCACCGGCCGCGATGGTCGGCAGTGGGACGAGTTCGCCTTGCCACCCGATCTTCGGCAGTGTGATGGGGCCGGTGATGACGATGTGCGGCCACACCGGCTCATCCGATTCGGTGTCGATCTTCGCGGTTGCGAAGTCCGCGGCCTTGAATGTCTTGACCACTGGATCTTTCCGCCACCACGTCTCATCTGAGCGCAGCACCGCGGGATCGTTGAGCAGAACCCCAATATCCTTGAGCACGGTCAAGTTGAGCGGCTCGAACTTCGATGCCAAACGGACAGCCTGAAACTTGTCTTCACCGGTCTCAGTGATCGCATGGAACGTGTGAATCTCCTTGCCCCTACCGAGCGAGTGCCGCCACAACTTCGCCAGCGCCAACGCATCGGCCTTCGGAACCGGACCCACTTTGCAGTCCAACCCGATCAAGTTCGGCATGTCGTTGCGGCCCACCCAGTACACGCCAGGCTGACCAACATTCTGCTGATCGTCGTGCGTGAACTCGGCGCCTTCCAAACCTGTTGGATCCGACCGCAACGAGATGGGACAGTCCGGATCGTTGAAATCCCAGACTGTCCCATCCGCGCATTCGAGGACGTACCTGCGCATTTACATGCCGCCCTTCATGATTGCGATGTTCGCCATGCCTGTGCCGTTGTCGACGTTGACGGTGGCGTAGATCGGTTCCTTGTTCTTGACGGCTTCCAAGATCGCTTCGAGGACAGGCTGAATTTCCTTTGTCGCGTTCTCGAATCCTTTCTCCAGCTGGGAGCTGCTGTTGCTGCCAGTGTCGAATTGGCCGGTGAACTTACCGTCCGCATCGAACCCCGACGCGAGCGCGAACGCCGCACCCACACCGAACGCCGCAGCGTTATACGCAGCAGCACGACGACCATTCGCCGTCGTCGGCACCTTCAACCCCGGCTTCTCCCCCACATAGCCACCGAACCCTGTGAGTCCACCGTCAGCCATCGGCACCAACTCGTACCCGAACCGGCGTGCAGTCTCGCGGGTGATGGCGACTGAACGGTTCCGTTTTGAGGGGGCGTGCGGAATGTAGGACTCTCCGCCTGTTCCCTTCTCCGCGAACCGAATCAAATCCGCACCATCCGAATACAGGCCGGCTTGGTCGGGGAGGTTCATGCCGCCGTTCTCGAACACCTTGAACCCGCCAGACCAGATCAGGTTCGGATCCTTCCCAGCAGCATCCGAGGTACCACCAGCCGGCGCCGACGAAGGAGCCGGCTCAGGCGCCGAATACGACGAAGACGATCCGGGCCAGTTGGTGACAAACACCCGCTGCCCATCAGTCGCCAACGCAGCACCCGAATCCGTCGTGGCCACAGTCATCTGACTGCCGTTACCGCGAGCATTCGACGCAGCGATAATCTGCTCCGCCTCAGCAGCCTCGTCGGCATAGTTCGAACCGTCAGCAGTACCCGAACGCTGCACAGCCTGAGCCATCTGAGCCTCAGTCATGTTCGCCGAATCCAACTTCGCCAACTCGTCGTAGAACATGCCCGCAGCCTTGGACGGATCCATACGTTCTTCCGCGGTTCCCCACGAATCACGCTGCTGAAGGATGCCCTTGTTGTCGCCGTCCATCCCGTAGTCGAGGTTCTGCAACCTCGTCTCTTCGAGCGACGCCATGACCGCAGCCTTGATCTGCTTGTCTGACATCCCCCGCTTCTTACCTTCGGCGATGATCGTGTCGGCGATCTTCTCCCGCTCCGTCCGCGTATCCGGTGCAGCAGGAGCCGCATCCTTACCAGCACCAGACGGGGCACCCAACGGTTCCTTCGACGCCGCATGCACATGGTTCTCGTGCTGCTGCATCGTCGCCGCACCATAGAACGACGGATCAACAATCTTCCCGTCCTTGATGTTCCGAGTGAATCGCGGATCCGAGTAGATCAACTCCGCCAGCTGCGACTGGTAGTTGTCGGCGAGGTAGTTCGCCCACGCCAACTGCTCATCGGTGTTGCCTGAGCCGTTGGAGTAGTCGACTGCCTTCCCTTGTCCGTGGTAGTCGTTGGTGTCCCGGTACGACGAGGTGAGTTGCAGTCCTGGTGCGTGTTGGGATGCGATGCCGGTGAACGATTCGACGACACCACCGTCAGCCATCTTGATAGCGTCAGGTCGAACAAGGCCGAACCCGAAGCGGCGAGCCACATCCTGCAAGATCGCCTCCGAACGCCTCCGCTTCGACGGCGCCCCCGGAATATAGGCCTCCCACTGCGTTTCACCTTCCGCGTACTGCACCGGACCAAGCGGGGACTTCGTATAGATACCCTGCCCCGACCCTTGCTGAATGTGGGCGGTGTCGATCATCCCGTCCGCACGCGTACGCACACTGCCGTCAGCCTGCGTGGCTCCGAAGTAGTCCTGCGCACGCTGCGCCGACCATGCTGGGGCAGTCGAGTTCACATCCGCGATGCGCTGAAGCTGCATTTGGACAACAACTTCACGATGCCCATTCCGCATCAGCCAGTCTTCAAGAGCCCGCGTGGCTTCCTTAGTCTCGGCGTAAACCTCGACTTCACCGTCCGGAAGTTCCCGCGTTTTGATTCCCAACGATTCCAGATGCGCCATCGACTCGTCGGTCAATGCCTCAGTCGTGATGATCTTGCTGTCCGGAGTAGCTTCGATCTTCCCCTTCAGCACGTCCAACTCGTACTTGGCTTCTGGCATGCCAGGCTGACGGATCGTGGTGTCCACGAACTCGGGCGTCAACCCAAGCGTCGCAAGGTACGCAACCGCAGCCTGATTGGACATGCCCGTCGCCATGACCTGCCCGAGAAGAGCGTCATAATTTTCGTTGTACTGCCCAGTCAAAGCCTCGACCGTGTTACCCGCTTCCATACCCGTCTTGATCTGGGTTTGAAGCTTCTCTGCCATACCCTTCAGCCCGTTTTCCATCTGGACCTGGGCCTCGTTGTTGCGATCGATCGAACCAGTCCAGTTCTCAATCTTGATCGCAGCACCATCAGCACCAACACCGATATCAGCGATCGCCTTGTTCACCTTCGCCGACTCATCGTTGAACGCGGCCGACAGTTTCATGTCGCCGGCGAACTCGTTGAAGCGGTTCTGAGCTTGATCGACAGCAGGCACCAACGTGTTATCCACGAAATCGGCGCCCTGATTCAGGCCGTTCTTGATGCCCTCACCAGTCTTCTCGGCAGCGTCAGCCATCCCATTCAGCTTGTCCGACAGGCCACCAACACCCGCATCGAACCCAGGAATGACAAGGCCAATGACGAAGGAAAGCTTGTCGAGACCGCCGACCATGTCAGCGAGCGACCGCAAGATACTGACCGACATGTCCGCGCCGGCACCCGCAAATTCGGCGAGTCCCCGCATACCGTCAGCGACGAACCCGAGCACAGCTTTCGCGCCCTCGAACGCACCATTGCCGACATCAATGAAGAACTGAATGACACCGGCGCGGTTGTTTGAGATGTTGTCAGCGAAGTCCTTGATGTACGGGCCGAATGCTTGCGCGAGAGCAGCTTTCATCCCATCCGATGCCACGCTGATGGAGTTCATCGCGCCCTGCACCGATGTGCCAGCGTTGTCGCCCATCACGTTGATCGCACGCCACGCCGCACCCTCATAGTCATTCATCGACTGAACGGCCGTGGTGAGGTCGAGTTTGTACATCGCGTTGCCGAGGTCTTCGGCTTTCGTTCCGAACAAGCCAACCGCGACAGTGTTCCGGACTACGGGGTCTTCGATCTCACGGATCTTCGTAAGTAGATCCGTCATACCCTCAGTGCCTTCTGCGCCGCCCTTCGCGATCTTCGCTGTCATCTCTTCGGCATTCATACCGAGCGCCTCATAGGCTTCTGCTGCTGCCTTCGACCCATCGATCGAACGGATCGCGAACTCCTTGATCGCATCCGCCGCCGTATCCGTATCGCGTGCACCGTTCTTCACAGCCTGATTCATCAACCCGAACGCTTCAGCACCGGAAAGGCCGACCTTCGCGAACTGAACCGAGTACTCAGTGACCGTGTCAACCAAATCCTCGGACGCGTTCAATCCCATCTGTGAGCCTTTGACGAGCAGGTCGAAAGCGTCCTGCACGTCGACTGCGAAACCGGACTTCACTGCGTTGCCGGCTGCGCGGGCGACGTTCGGGATGTCTTCACCCATGATCGTGGCGACGCCGTCGAGACTGTTGATGATCTTCTCAGCGTCACGTTGCGTTGCGGTTGGGTCGAGGAGTCCGTTTGCGAGTGCGGCTTTCGCGGTCGCAAGGTTGCCCTCGATCGATTCGCCGAACGCGTCAGCGTAGGACTCGCCTGCTGCGAGCCCGAACTTCCGTGCCTGCGCTTCCGTGACACCTGTTTGAGCCTGGAACAGATCTTGATTCTGCTCCTGCTGCATGCCCTCTTGAATGGCGGCAGCGAGTGCAGCACCAGCGGTCAAACCGATGACAGCGACACCAAGCAGCGAACCAGCGATAGGGCCGGTCGATGACGCGAGGTTGCCGATGGTGTCGGTGAAACCGGACAGGAAGTTGCCGCCAGCCTGATCGCCAGCACCAGCACCACCGTCACCAGCCTGCCGATACAGGTCATCCAAGTCACCCTGAGCGGCCTGCAGATCCTCGCGAAGGCGGTTGCCCAGTTCGATGTCGTTCAGTGCGCCGGCTGCTTGCCGTGCGCCGGCCCGGATTTCGTCGATCCCTCGTGCAGCGTCGCGGGCCTCGTTGAGGAGGCGGTCGTTCATGACGATGTCGTCGACGGACTGGTCGGCGCGTTGTGCGTTGCGTTCCAATTCTTGGATGCGTTGCGCGGCTTGCTGCGCCTGTCGGTCGAGTTGGCGGTTGATTTCCACTGCTTGTGCTGCTTCTCCTGCGCGGGCTGCTGCGCGGGTGATGTCCTGGAAGCCGTTGCTGATCCGTTGTGTGGATTGCCGTGACTGCTGCTCGGATCGTTGGGTTCCCTGGATGAAGCGGGAATCGTCCAAAGTCAGTCGGGCTACGAGCTCACCAACGTCCAAGCTCATCGCTCAGCCCTCCAAGGGTTACTGTTTTGTTTTGACGTGGGCCATGAATTTGCCGACCATCTCGGTTGCGTCTTTGAGGTCGACCATTTTGCCGAGTTGCGCTAGTGCCCAGTGCGATTCGGCCATATCAGCCGAGAAGCCGAAGTTGATGATTGCGGTTCGGCCGGCGTGGAAGATCATGGGCCAGGGCAGGTCGTCGGCGACCATCTCGTCGTAGACGCCGCCTGACCACGTTTCGGTTTCCGGGTCTATCTCGGCGCCGAGGATTTTCAGTGCCTCGAACACCTGCATGACCTGGGGTAAGCCTTCGGCGATGACCTGCTTTCGTAGCCGTTCAGCTTCAGGCCCGCCAGGCGCCGGCACCGTGTACGTCTTCCCGCGGATCGGCAGGTGCAGATCCGGGTCGAAGAAAGTATCCAAATCCTTGTAGGCCATCAGACTGCTTTCGGGTGTAGGGCGTCCCAGAGGTTGGTGCCGGGGGTGGATGCGTAGTGGTCGATGCGCAGTTTCAGCCACCGCCACGTACGGGCGTTGAGGAGGCCGGATTCGATGTCGTGACCGTTCGCATCCAAGTCGAGTTCGATTGCGTGCCAGTGGTTGAGGACATCAGTCCACGGCCGATCGACTGTCTCGTCGGACGGGGTTTTGCCGGGTGTCGCGTTGTACCAGTCTCGGACGCCAGTTACTTCGTCGTACGGGCCGCCGCCAGGATCATCCGGTCCATAGGTTCCCGGGGCTGAAAGATCTTGCGGGCTAGGGTCGCCCCCACTCTCGATTGGTTCGGGGGTGGGGGCAGGGGATTTCCCGCCAAGACGCCACCAGCCGACTCCCACACCATCCGGCCAGCCTCAGGCCCCAAGCCGTAGTGCGCCATAACGACGCGGCCGGCGACAGCGATCTTCGGCCACGACACACCAGCCTCAGTCATCTGCGCATAGGTGTCACCGAGAGCGAACACGATCTCTTCGCGTTCCTGCTCATCCGACAGGCGCGGTTTCTCGTTCAACAGTTGAACGAGGTGTAGCCCTTGTCGGGCACTGCATGAGACCCGGAACTCGCGCCCACCGATAGGCAGGACGAGTTCCGGGTCCATGAGTTCTGCGAGGTCACGCATACAAGTGCAACCTTTCAGAGGGGGTGCTGGTTAGGCGACGGTGATGGTGCCTGCGGGGGTGAGACCGGCACCGGTTCCGGACAGTGCGCCCGGGACGGTGATGGTCAGGCCGCCAGCGACAGTGCCGGAGACAGTGGCGTTGCCGGCACCGACCGTCGACAGCGCTTCGAGCGCGGTCTTGATCTGTGCGGCGGTCGCACCGTAGGCGATGCCCGCAGTCGTTTGGCCCGCGACGGTCAGCGTGAACGTACCTGCGGTGAACGGTCCACCGGTGAAGGTGACGGTCTTCGCGACGGTCGGCTTCGTGATCTCTTCCGGCTTGCCGCCGAATCCGAGGGTGAAACTGAACTCCTGCAACGCATTCACATCCGACGCAGCGGTGTCGGTCCACTTCACGGGGTGCACGCCCTGGTACGCGTCGGGCAGGTCATCGCGGCGGTAGATGCGGGCTTCGACCTTGTTCGCCTGCCCGGTCTTGCGGCCGAGCTGACGCAGGTAGTTCTGGCCCGGATCGTCCACAAAGCCGGCGGTGTTCTCGCCCTTGCGCTTGCCGCCGCCCTCGATGCGGTACGACAGCCCGGTCGCGATCTCTCGGGCGTAGCCCTCGTCGTCGATCGTCGACTCGTCCTGCAGGGCACCTTCGAAGATGGGGCTGACGGAGGTGAGGCCGCGGACTCGGGTCCAGGCGGAGCCGATGAGGACTTCGAGGATCCAGTCGCGTGCGAGTGTGGATGAAAGTGACTGTGTGGGTGCGGTCATGGTGTTGCTCCTGGGTTTGTGGTGATGGTGTACGAATCGGGGCGGGTGTAGCGGTTGTTCGCATCCGGACCGATGGGGCCTGCGATGTGCCGGATGCAGGACAGGATGTTGACGCCCGCCCAAACTGTGTTGCTGCGCTCATGCAGCCTGTCGTCGAGGGCGCGGAACACGCTGTCTGCCAACCTGTTGACGGTGCGAGGGTCACGGCCGGCAGCCCTGAATCGGAGTTGGACGTAGTAGTCGGGGGTTGCTGCGTCCCGTGTCCGGTCGTCGTTGTAGCTGTTGAGGAGGATCGCCGTGTCTGGTTTGTCGGGGAGTTGCCCGAAGAAGATCGCGGGGAGGCCTTCGCCGACGTAGATGCCGTTCGGTGCGTAGCGTGCGAGTCCGAGGTTGGTGAGGTGTTGGGCGAGGGCTTCGAGGAGTTCGACGGTGTCCGGTGCCCGAACGAGAGTCATGCGAACCTCCGCTTCAGTGCTTCCGCGAGAATCTGACTAACCTCGTCTCGCTTCGCGATGCACGCGTTCTCTAGATACTTCGCCTCGCCGTCTTGGTGATTCCAACCAACCTCTTCGTGCTGACGCACCGCGTACGGAGTGTCGAACGCGACGATCGCCTCATTGCCTTCGGACTGCGTAAATGACGTATTCCGCAGCACACCTGTCTCTTTCGGGGCGCGCAAGACAGCTTCCTGATGAATCACATCCGCAGCCTCTTGCAGGCCTTCAGTGATGGCAGTGCGGATCGGCTCGATCGGAAAGTTCAGAGCAGTACTCACCAGCGCCTCCAGTAGTGCAGGATCGTCAGGACGGCTGCACCAACCACGTAGGGCAGCAGGATCACTAACACGACAGCCACTATCAGCTCAGCAGTACTCACGAGTCCGTCCACCTCTCATCGGGATAGTCGAGTTGCTTCACGAATCCGAAGTCGGTTTGCGCCGAATGGTGGACCTCACGGAACGGAGGCGTGAATGGCGCGATCGGATGCGACTCGTCACGAGACAGTTCAAGCGAATAGCCGAAAACTTGAATGAGGATGCGCAACATTCAACCTTTATGTGAGGTCTACGCTGTAGAAGTTGGGGGTCAAACCGTTGCCGTCGTCATGGCGTTGCTCCGCCAACACCACAGCCGTGCGTCCACCAAACTCGGGTGGAAAAGTCACCAGCGAGCCGACAGGAATGAGATATTGTCAAGACCTGTGGATGAGGGTGTTTCAGGCGACCTCCGTTTCGCTTGATTCGTCGGGCTCAGCGGGTGAGATGTCGATGGGTCGTTCGAGCAGCTTGCCTTTGTGGAACACCGCGCCGGCACGGACCAGCGCGACCAGATGGGGGGCGTTGACCGCCCGCCAGCGGGCTTGTGCGGCGTCGATCAGCTTGTAGGCCATGGCAATCCCCGCTGCGCGTGACCCAGGGCCCTTGGTGACCTTGGTTCGCAACCGCACGGTCGCAAACGTCGATTCGATCGGATTCGTAGTGCGCAAGTGGATCCAGTGCTCGGCCGGGTACCGGTAGAACTCCAGGAGCACGTCGGCGTCGTCGACGATCTTGGCGACCGCCTTGGGGTACTTCGCGCCGTAATCTACCTCGAAGGCCTTGATCGCGACCTGGGCCTTGTCGATGTCCTCGGCGTTGTAGATTTCCCGCATCGCCGCGGTCGCACCTGGATGAGCCGACTTGGGCAGCGCAGCAAGCACATTGGCCTGCTTGTGAAACCAGCAGCGCTGTTCACGGGTATCCGGAAACACCTCCCGCAGTGCCTTCCAGAACCCCAGCGCCCCATCACCGACGGCCAGCACCGGGGCGGTCATCCCGCGGCGTCGGCATGAGCGCAGCAGATCAGCCCACGACTCTGTGGACTCCCGGAACCCATCGGTGAGCGCGACGAGCTCCTTGCGGCCGTCGGCGCGGACGCCGATCATCACGAGCAAGCACAGCTTCTCCTGCTCCAGGCGGACCTTGAGATGGATGCCGTCGACCCATAGGTACACGAAATCGGTGCCCGAGAGATCCCGGTCGGCGAAGGCCTTCGCCTCGTCCTGCCATTGCGCGGTCAGCCGGGTGATCGTCGAGGCCGACAGCCCGGCACCAGTGCCGAGGAACTGCTCCAACGCCGCACCGAAGTCGCCGCTGGACAGCCCGTGCAGGTACAGCAGCGGCAACACCTCGGTCATCTGCGGGGACTTGCGTGACCACGCCGGCAGGATCGCCGAGGAAAACCGTTGCCGTTCACCGGTCTCGGCGTCGACACGGCGGTCGTTGACCCGCGGTGCGGTCACCGTCACCGCCCCCGCCGCGGTGAGCACGTCACGCTCGTGGTGATAGCCGTTGCGGACCACCAGCCGCCGGCCGTGCTCATCGAGATGCTCGGCGAACTGCTCGATGTATGCGGCGACTTCGGCGGCCAACGCCGCCGCGAGCATCTGCCGGGCACCGTCGCGAACGATCTCGTCAAGCAACGACCGACCAACACCGCTGTCGTCGTTGGAGGATTGCTGATCCTGAACTACCGTGAGCAT